CCATTATCGTTTACCATCTGGTCTTATTTCTAATCTTAGATCACCTAATCGCCAACCATAATCACTTGATGAATTAGATACTCTTAATGCAGCCTGTCTGCTTCTTGTCCTAGCATTAACAAATGTCGAATCTGGAGTTACATTAATAGTTTGTAAAGTAGATAAATCTTGTAATGGATAATCTCTACCTTTAATAGTAAAAGTTACACTATCTGTTGTTGATTGTTGATTTCTAAATTCTAAATCAGGTATTAACTTTGAAATAAATACAAATCTTTCGCCATCTGGTTGTAAATCAAAATCACTTGATTCTATATAAGCAGTAAACTCACTACCATCATTACTATGACCTACTTCGTGATTATATAAATAATTTAAGTTTGTACTATCGTTTTTACTAGTTGCTAATGGAAAATCTAAACTAGGTGCATCATGCCAAGCAGTTCTAACAAAATCATCTGTTGTTGTGCCTATTGACCATACGCCTTCTAAATAATTATATAAAACATATTTATCTATTTCTGTGCTAGTTCCAGATGGATAAAACCAAATTATTTCATTTGTGCTTTCATTAACTCCTGCAAATATTTTAAAAGCTTGATTTAAATTCAAATCAGATAAAACATAATCTAGAACTGTACAAGGCAATCTTTCGGTTGTTCCTGAATAAACATAAAAACCACTACGATCCATAAAATAAACTCTATTGTTTGCATTTACTGCTGCATTAGGAGCAATTAAAGATGGACCAGCTGCAACTTCAGTAAAAGAAAAAACAAATGGCTCGCCTACGAATCGCATTGAAACAATACCAGCATCTGTCCAAATTAATATTTCTTGTCTTGTTCTTAAAGCACCAATAATATTTGAACCTAATGAAAGCTGTACTCCTCCAGCTTGGTTAGTAGCTGTCGGTGTCCAGTCTGCTGCGTTTTCTGTATCAGAAAATCTTACTAGTAATGGATCAAGTGTAGAAGAACCTATAGGATTAGAACCAAATGCAATAACATGTTTATCAACATCAGACATCATAATTTGTAATACTGCTGTAGGTGTATCACTAGCTCCTGCAAGAGTTGAAATATTGACACCTCTTGTTGCTGTTCCATCAGACTCATTCCAATAAAAAACACCACCACCACGAATTGCAGCTAATGTGTCATCGCCAAAATTATCTAAAGACCATAAACGTAATTGATTAATAGAACTTATATTAGTGGTTGAGCCAAAACCTCCTGCACCCCAAGTATCAACACCAAAACCAGTTGAAGCTACATAAACATCTAGACCAGTATTTATTTGATAAACTCCATCTACTCCTGAACCACCATTACCACTATCGCTTGAATTAGCAGTTATTGTATTGCCACTTGTATCTTTAGCTGTAAAAGTAAAAGTATTAACGGTTGGAATACTAGTAATTTGATATTCTTGATTTAAAACTGTTGCAGTAACTACTCCACCTAAACTTGCTGCACCAGCGATAGTTACAAAATCTCCTGTAACTGCACCATGATCTGAATCTGTAGCCGTTATAGTGGTAGAACCATCTGTAGCTGCAAAAGTAATTCCATTCGTTGTTGTAGCTCTAATTGGAGTTATATCATTGTAAGTAGAGCCATCTTGTACATAAAGTTTTTGATGAGTTCCTAATACAATATAATTAGAACCACCTGCATCTTTATAATTATAAAGTTTACGACAAGTACCAATAAAATCATTTGGGCTATTTTTTGCCCATCCGCCTATTCTTTCAGGTCTTCCTTTACGAAATCTAACTTTGTCTGCATCAAACCATCCACCTTCGTTACTATAATTAGTACCTTCTTTGTTTATACCTGGTTTAAATATATATTTAGCTAAAGGCATTTGTTACACCTCATACCAATCTTTACCTTCAAATAACAAAGCTTCAGCTTCTCTTCTTCTTACTAATCCTTTTAAAGTTTCTCCACCTGCTTTATTCCATCTTTTAATTTGATTAGGTGTTGTATGATAATCACCAGCATTGAGTAATTTTAATAAAGTTGATTCTTTTAAATTAGTTGGTCCTAAGTTATAAACCCAACAAACTAAAGCATCAAATTGATTTTGTTCTAATGGCACAGTAACTAATTTATTTATATAGCCTTCATATTCATCTAACTCACATTCAAGCATAGCTTCGGCTTCTTCTTTTGTTATTTTCATTCCTTCTGATATATCTTTTGTATGCCCATAACCTATAGTCCATACGTCAACACTATCTTGATATGCTTCAAGCTCACAGCCTTCAAATTTTTTTAATAAAGCTATTCCTTCTTTAGATATTTTCATATTACTTCTCCTTTTCGTTAGTAGTAACTTTTCTATAATAGACCACAACTTCTTTAAGTTCATTAATATACCTCTTCAACTCTTGCATATTGTAAGACATAAGCTCGTAATCTGGCACAGTCATAGCAAAATATACAACTTGCCCTTGATCTTTTTTAATTTTTTCTAAAAATTCATCTATATTTTTATCTGATACAACATACCAGTAAGGTTCTTTTAAATCTATTTCTCTAGGTAAAACAGGTTGTACTATATTTCTTTCTATTGGTTTTGATATTATTTCAACTTGTTTAGTTGGAAATAGGCTGCAACTGCAAACCATTATCAAGATTGTCAATGTTACGACTAACTTCTTCAATGCTTTCAAATACATGTTTAGTTCCTTTGTTTACTTTAGTTTCTATTAAGTTTGGTTTAGCTGCTGCTAATTTACTAAGATTATGTCTTTTAAAAACATCCAAGTAACGATTCATTTCTTTTTCATATTCTTGATTTTTATTTTGCATTTCTATTAAACCTTCTGTTTGCAATTTAAAATCATTCTGCAAGCTTTCTATAGCTTGTTTTTGCTCTGCATTTCTTAGTTCAAAAGCTTGATTTATTTGTGATAATCTAGAGTTTTGCCAATACAAGAAACTGCTTATCATTCCTAAAACAACTATAACTCCTATTAATATTTTACTCATATGTATAAATCTCTAATGGTTTAGATTTTCCCTTTACTTTTATAGGTTCTAATTTTTTTAAATTGTAACCACATAATTTTTCTGTTGATTCTCCTATTAATAAATCTACTTTTCTTTCTTTAGTGGCACTTTCTAATCTAGCTGCAGTATTTACTGCATCTCCAATAGCAGTATAATCAAATCTAGATGAACTTCCCATATTTCCAATTACTGCTTCCCCTGTGTTTATTCCTATGCCTATTGCTATTTCAGGTAAATTTTCAGATTTGAGTTCTATATTTAAATCAGACATGTTTTTTAAAATATCTTGAGAACACTCAAACGCTTTTAAAGGATGATTTATTAAATCTAAAGGTGCGTTAAATATAGCCATCATCGCATCACCTATGTATTTATCTACCATACCACCGTGTTTTTGTACTGCTGCTTGTTGTGCAGTTAATGCTTTGTTCATTATATAAGTAACTTCTTCAGGAGTTACTGATTCAGATAAAGCGGTAAAGCCTCTAACGTCTGTAAATAAAAACGTAGCTGTTTTCTTTTCTCCGCCAAGTTTTAATAAATCTGGGTTTTTTTGTAATTGTTTAACTTGTCTAGGGTCTAGGTAATGTTCAAATTGTTTTTTAATTTGTAGCCTTAGTTTAAATTGTTCTCTAAATCTTAAATAAAAGGCTATTGTGCCTGTTATAAATTGACTTATTAAAGACCAAGTTACATCTATTAATAATCCTTGTTGTATGAAATAATGCCCACCGAAAGCGGTACTTATCATAATAGTACCAAAACAAAGAACTCCTGTTGTAATTCCTAAGTTACTTAACGCAACCCAAACTAATAGCAGGGATATTATTAAAATTAAAATTTCTACAGCTATGCTGTAATCAGGAATATATGGACTATTTTCTATCAGTATTGATTCTGCTAATGCTGCTTGTATCTTGTGTGGCTCAAGTAACCCTACTGGGGTAGCTAATTGTGGCATTACGCCTTTAGCGGTAACACCGACAAATACAAATTTGTCTACTACATTCATATCTGTCAGCGTTGTAGTTGGGGTATTAACCCAGCTAATCCATTTACGCCCTAAAGAATCAACAGGTACTGGTAATAAACCTTTTACTCGTATTTCTTCTAGACCATTAGAATTTGTTTTTATAACATAGGTATCAGCTCCAGTAAGAGCTTTTAATACTTGTGTACTGAAAGCTGGAATCCAACCATCAGGGCTTTTATATAATAATGGTATTCTTCGCACAAGATTATCAATATCTATAGGTGCTGAGGCTATACCTTCAAGAGCATTTAGTTCTTTTATATTTTGAACTGTACCACTTGACATATAACCGCCTATATCATTTCCTAAAATAACTGTTCCTGTAGTTTTAGGATATACACCATTATTATTTTCAAATACTGCTATTACTGAGGGAGAATACGATAATGCTTCTTTAAAATAATAATCACCACCAAAACGATCTTCATGTGGAAATGCTAATACCCAGCCAACACCGATAGCACCTTTGCGTAATAAATCTAAATGTATTTTTGCTAGTTCTTCTCTAGGGAATGGATAACCGCCTGCTTTATCTACATCTTCCTCAGTAATATTTAAAATAACAAAATTTCCTGAAGGCTCTGGTGTTATTACTAAAGAATCAAATGTTTTTAATTTAAGTATTTCAATAAAAGAAAAGTTAAAAATAATAGGTAAACTTAAAATTATTAACAAAGGATAAATTAATTTATTCATTAACTTTCTTGTCTGATTGTTATAGTTGAATCTGATCCGCCATTAACTTTCACAATATTAGATACTCCATCTTGTATTAAAATTACTGTATAAGAATTGCTGCCGTTTAAATCTACTTGTACAGATTCACTAACACTTCTTCTTAAAGAAATTATTTGTCCAGTAATTAAAGTAGTTATTTGTGTATCAGGGTCTTTACCTAATAAAGTTCCTGTTATCTGTGTGCTTGTTGCTTGAGCTAATTGATCTTCTTCTTTGCCAACAGCTAAAGCATCTAAAATATTTAATAAATCTTCTAAATAATTTACATCAAGATAATTTATATCTAATTCAGTAAATTCTAATTCATCTTTAGCTAGATAATCTTCAGCTAAGTAATCTATATCTAAATCATTAAAGTCTAAAATATTTTCTTTTTTAGAAGTTACTTCTTCTAACACAATTTTTTCTCTTTTAGGCGGTGTGACAATTAACATATTATCGATGGCATCAAGTGTTAAATCTAAAATAACTGGTTTACTTGGAGCTGATTCAAATACGCTTACTGTAGTTGCTTCATAGGGTTTATTTAATAAAACAGTACCCATAGCAGTCACAACTTCAATTTCGCCACTAGAGAGCCCTAATGCATCAGGAAGCAGTATTATTAAACTGCGACCTAATTCATCGACAGTAGCTGTAAAATCTGTACCTCTAATAGCTATGTTTGCTGTAGGTGTCTTTAAACTTATATTTTGTTTATCTATTTTATTAAGATTACCTGTAATAAATCTTGCTGTACCTAATCCAAAGGTCAAAGCCATTTTTGCTTTAGATGGATCGGGATCATATATATACTCGTCAATAGTTAATTGTGAGTGTTCGGTTAATCTAACTTCAGAATCATCTAAAAAAGTAATTGCCATTCTGCCATTGCTTGTAACAGCTTCATCATTACTTTGTATATTAAATTTTAGTTCTGCGTTATATGGTTTGTCTCTAACAATTTGTGCTT